TGTAAAGCCACAGTGTCATCTGCAACGCCGTCGCCTACCGCGCCGTAATCTTTAACGCTAATGTATTGACGTAACTTTTGTTGCGCGGTAATTTGTACAGCGCCTGTACCGTATGGGTTATAAATTACGTTTGCGGCGTTGGTCGCTCCACCTGCAGTGTTAATAGCGGTGGTAAATTTAACCTCAGCGCCTGCGTGAAGCCCATTTGTAAAAGTAACAGTGGTCGAGCTAGTTTCTGCATATGCAAGGCCAACATACTGATTTACACCGTCAATATATACGCTTAAGCTGTTTGTGCCTGGCTGATAAGTAACACTTGTCAACGTAAATACGGTTTGGCCTGCGGTTGCAGTTTGTATTTCTTCTTGAGTTGTGTAGTTAACAAAATTAGAGTTAATACCGACGATACTGTCGTAAGTAGCAATCAATACATCATTACTGTCACGTAAAACAAACTTATATGAAAGGCTATCTGTTAGCCAAATTTCACCTGTGGCAACACGCCCAGAGGCGTCTAAAATAATTGGGTTTGAATGTGCTGTTAAGCCTGTTGCGCTTGTATATGTAACTTGTGGTGTGGTAGTACCTGCTGCGTATGTGTAAATCTTACCGCCAGTCAGTACGTTACCGCTGTTATCTAAGAACTGGGCGCCTACACCGCCGTACGGGGATAAAAGAACCGCCATATTTTATTCCTCTATGCTTTCTTGCTGAGTTTCGTCAGCTACAGGATTTGTTACTGATTCGTACCAATAGTAAAAACGTGTCAGTTTAATCTGCTCTAGTTCTTCTTCGGTGTATGTGTGGTCGTCAGGAAGCACAATAGCGTCAACGAGCTTATAGCCATCTTGCTCAATCTCAAACGGTATTGTGACCATACTTAATCCTTACGCCAAGAATTTTAACTTGTACAGGGTTGATAAATACAACTCGATAATACCATCTATGAGGTTTTGCAAAGGTGTATCTGTCTTGTCGCATACATCGTAACGCATTGCCTCTAAATCGGCAAGCTGATCTTCTAAAAATTCAATCACATTATTGGTCTTTTTTGCCGACATCAAGCTGATAGGGCCAATCAAACCATAACGACCTTGGTAGGCTTCTGCAAAACCATCAGCCAACTCAATAATTTCATCATAAAACGTATTCAAAGCCATGTGTTTCGCGTAGCTACGGGTGTTCAAGTGGGCTGAATGGGTCACATCACGCGCCAAGAACAACATTCCTACAAAATCAGCGCATTTTTTCATTGTGGCATTCCTTCAGGTGGTACTTGACCTTCCATTGGCATTGGTTGCTCAGGCATTTCCATTGGCTCACGCTCTAGTTCACCGCCAACTAGGTCGCCTGTGTCCAAAGCTGCAGCAATCGTACCCATAACAATGTCTTGAATCTGCTCAGGTGTCATACCTGCTGAAACAGCACTGATTCGCTGTGTTTCAGCCTGATATGCCTTGATTTCAGCTTCAAAATTCTTGCGTTCTAGGTCTTGAACTTCCACTGATTTCTGGAAATTCTGCATCATGGCGTACATTTGTTCCATTTCTTGACCCATGGCTTGAATCTGCTGTTCAGCAGCCTGCAACGCAGGGTCTTTATCGCCATTTTCAAGCAATTTCGGATCAATCGTCTTAGCCAAGCGGTCTGCCAACTCTTGAGCACCCGGCCAATCCATGTTTTTAACGAATAAATCGCCTGCAACTGACCACAACTGTGGGTTGCCTTGCAGAATCTGACTCATTGCGTCCATAGATTCTTGACGTTTGGTCATGTAGCTTGGGCCAGTGGTCACAACCACGTCGTATTTACCGACGCCTGGGTTGTAAATCTTCTCAATCAAGATGCCTGACTCCATGTCACGAATCTCTTTGACTGGTTCTGGCTGTTCTGGGTTGATTTTCACCATGTCCACTTCGCCATCAATACCGACAATACGAGCAATACGCTCTGTATCGTAAATCTTAGGAATCATGTCCACTAATTGACGTGTGATGTGACGGATTGCACGAGCCAAGTTGTCTACGTAGTGGTAAGTGCCTGTGTCGCCCTGCTTTTCACGAGCCAAAATAGCACGACCTGAGCGTTCGTTACCACCAACTCCAAGGCTGGCATCATACTGACCAGTCGTTGATTTGATATCCTCACTTGCACCCATCTTGGCTTGGATCAAGCCTGTCTGTGGTAGCGGTGGGGCTGCACGTTGTGGCAAGGGCAATACTGCACCTGCGCCGTCAGTCACATCTGGATTCACTTCCAAGTACGGCCAGTTGGTCGTGTTGGCAGTTTTCCACTGCATTTCGTAGCCTTCAAACTGACCGCCATAACCAATGAACGGTGCTTTGGGCGCCAAAGCTAACATTTCAGCTTCTTGGCTAGTCCAATAGTTATACATACGCTGTGCATCTTTAGCGTTACGCACTAGACCGCTGATATAGATTTGACCTTCTACTTCAAATTCATTACCAATCACACGCACCACAGGAATCCACTTACCAGCCCACTCTTGCTCTTGCAAGACTTCAAAGCCGTTGGTTTTCATCCACATGACTTTGCGACGGTCGACTTGACGACTGCGGATAGGCTTAACACCCATGCGTTTCATGTCTTTATCTTCAGGTGACCCCTCGAAGAACGAGTTATTGCCTGGGTACAAGTTCAATGTTTCTTTTTTGTGCGTGTAGTAGAAATACTCAGCAATACGCACTGTGTTTTCATCAAGCCACTGGCTCAAGTACTGATCGCCCACACCGCTTGCAAGCATTGAACTGATAGGCGCGGCGTTAGGGTACTCACGTTCGTATTCTTCTTTGGTCAAGTCCTCAGTAATGAAGCAAAACTCAGCGTCTGCCCCTGTTGGGTCTTGAGCCATTGGATCCATGTACACACTGAAGCTGTTGCGTACACGGCCAATGCGTAGGTCTTGGTCGAAGCTGTTTTCATCGCAGTATTCTGTCAAAATGCGGATGTAGCCTTCACCATACGTCACTTGGTTCTCGCAGGCTGTGTCGTAGGCCACATCGGCATCGGACATATACTCAATATGACGAACCATGCCGTCATAGATAGCTGCAACTTGCACGTCAGCGTTGTCGTCTGCTGGAATAACTTTGCCCGATGGGCGGTTCTGACGCTGTTCGTTCGTCACCATACGAACGTGTTGCGGCAGTTTGTTAATTGTTAGGCATGGGCGCGCGTTGATGGTCTGACCTTGCACTGAGCCACGGGTCTGTAGCACGTCGGCTGGCCATTGCCACTGATTGTCAGGGCTGCCTGCCATAAAGCGCAAGTCGTCGAGTTCATCTTCACGGCTGTCAGAGTAAGCAGCAATCGCCATCTTGTAGCGATGACGCATCTCAGCGAGTTTGTCGCGGCGGTCGTCTGGGCCAGTAGGATTACTACCTACGTTGGCTACTTGACCTGCTTTGTTTATGCCTGTTGGATCACTCATCTAATATCCCGATCACGTCTGGTTCGCGCATCATCAATAGTTCTTCGCCGTCCACTGTGACCTTTTGGCCTGAATATTCACCGAATAGCACGTGGTCGCCGACTTTGACGTTCATAGGCTCAATGCCACCTTTCGGTAGTTTTTTGCCTTCGCCTGCAGCCACAATGATACCGCTAAATAATTTGTTTTGGGGTAAAACTATTAAAGATGATAGCTTTTCTATGTCTTGACGAATTAAAACACAATTACTTAACGGACGCATCATTTTTTGCTTTTACCTTTGGCAGCTTCACGTTTGACTGAGTAGGCGATTGCCACGGCTTGCTTGACTGGTTTGCCTGACTTTACTTCAGCTTTGATGTTTTGGCGAAACGCCTCTTTGCTTGCGGATTTTTTCAACGGCATCATTTGCCTTTCTTAGCCGCTGCCTTTGCAGGCTTGGCTGTTTTAGCAGATTCTTTGAACGCCTTGGCTGTTGGTGCTCCTGCTGCGCCTGGCTTTCTCATCTTCTCACCTGAGCCAGCTTTGATGCGTTCGCGTTTAGCGTGAATGTTTGCGTATAGTCCTGGTTTAGTTGCCACTTTCTTCTCCTTACTTTTTTCCACAGTTCCAACTTTTGAGCGCGGCTTTCGCGCGCGGGGCGTCGCCTTTGGCTTTTGCAACAACTCCTGACATTCTGGCGCAGAAGCTAGCTTTACGGCCTGCGTCGGCTTTAGTCTTAGGATTTGGAGCAGGCGGTTTAAGATTTGCGTTATTTTTTGCATTGTACTCAGCCCTTCCTTTAGCAGTCATTCCCGCACCTTTTTCGGTGGGTTTGTAGTTCGCACCTTTACCCGTGGTCGTGCGAGGGATCGGTTTGTCATGTTTCTTAGTGGCCATTACGATCCCATCCATGAGTTAGATACTGATTGCATACTAGAATAGCCACGGCGCGGTGACTTGTCAACATACTGCCTAGACGCCACTGGGTAGGCAAACGTCAGAGCGATAGCATCGGCTGCGTCGGGCGACGCTAGACCACGTGCCTTCATGTCCTTTTTGCTTTCCAAAAATATCGCACCTTTGCTGTCTGGTTTCATCAGTGGACTGATCAAGTCCGACTTAAGATAGCGGTCACTAGGGATGGCCGCACTGCGGAGCCAGTCCCTCATGTCGCCCCACATCTCAGCACGTTTGTTACCATACATCATCGGGTTCTTAGCACGGTTCGCAAAGTTCACACCTCTGATCTTGTAGCGTTGCTCCTTGAGGCGATCCACCACGCCTGCGCCTAGTCCGCCTTCGTCGATGTTGACCAAGGCTGGCTTGTATTCTTCAATAGCTTCAATGATACGACCAACTGTTTCCATCGTGTCATCGCCTTTGTACTTCTTAATCTCAATGATGTCACGCCCTTGACGCACTGCAATAACGGTTGAGTCAGACCCGAATCGTGCAGGGTCTACGCCAATCACAATCGGTGCGGATAGGTCTTTGTACTTTTCCCTTTGCATGGCCTCATCAACCACCAAGCTAGAAATGAACTGATCGTCACTAGCGTTCGGGAATTGACCATAGACCTCGACGTGCGCTTGGCTTGAGTCTGAGCCGTACTCGTCAATGATTGACTGGTACACGTTCTTGTCTGTGCCTTCTACGGTGCGGGCGTCGACGATCTTATTTTTCCAAAAGTCACGCTTGCCGTGGAATGTTTCATAGAAATACCCAGAGTTGCGCCGCGGGTTCGAGAATGCCAACCAGAATCTGTTTGGCGTGTTCTCCGTGAAGAAACCCGCGGCGACTGACCATATCGAGTCGTCAATACCTGACGCCTCGTCAAATACCAATAATACACCTGCGAAGTTATGCACCCCCGCGTAAGCGTCAGGATTCTCAGCCGACCAGAGTCGGCCTTCTGCACCCCAGTAGCGTGTACCCATCTTGAGGTCACGCTCGACCAGTTCCGTGATCCACTTGGCTGGCATCACTCGTGTGGCTGATACCTCAAACCAGTGCGAGTTGATGGCCATACTCAACCACTTGGTAATCTCCGCCCATGTGATAGAGCGTAGCTGTGACTCACTGTTGGCGGACACGATGCTGGTTGACCCGATGCGTGTGGATAACATCCAAATGACTATCCAACTGACCAGGGCTGACTTACCAATACCACGACCAGATGACGTTGCCATCCTGAAGGTGTTAAAGTCAACGAGTCCGTTGTTCTCTTTGATGTGCTCGGCGAGTTGCGTCAAGACCTCTTTCTGCCATTTGCGTGGGCCAGCGAAGTGTTCGAGTGGCGTGCCTTTTTGCCCCCACGGGAAGGTATACATCACCCAAGCGAGTGGGTTGTCTTTGAGCGCAGGCGACCACAGCCTGCTCATCAGTTCTTGTTCGTCTTTTGCCGAGTAGATGGGTTCTTGCATCAGTCGATGACCGCTTCAGCGATGACTGTGATTAGCCATACGAATAGGATAAAACCAAGGATTTGTAGCATTAGGCAGCCTTTTGCTGTTGTTGTTCAGGTTTCACGTGGAGCGCATGATGTTGAGAATCATTCTCAAGTTTAGGTACGACGTCGGTGATGTCGATAGCATCTATCACCCGCTTCTGCGCATCTTCTAGCGCCTGAGTGATGGAGATGCGTTGATCAACCTCAACGTTAATCTGCTGTTTAGCTACCCAGCCGTGTTGGTGCTTGAGGATTTCGAGGGCTGCTTTAGCGTCGCCGTCTTTGGCAGCCTTGTGCAAGACCTCGGACATTTCACGCTCACCATCAGCACGACCTTTGAGTTCTGCCATTTCAGCGATGGGGTCGAACTGCGTGAGTTGACGATATTCCGTCGGCAACATCCCCGCAGCTAAAGCGAGGGCGTCACCTTTCAAACCGATCTTGGCGGCTTCGTATATAGCTTTCAGCCTACCCTCTGTGGCTTTAAGCTTGCGAGGTTCATAGGGTATGGAATGAAACATGGTGTGAGTGTATCAAACTTTTTACTGCGTGTGCAAATAGGCTGTTTTTTAAAAAATAAAAAAATTGTTCGTAATAGCT